GTTTTACCTCACGAAATCGCCGGGGCCCACCGGACAAATTGATCACACGCGACGGCCGCATCGTGCCGGATCTGGAAGTCGTGCTCGGCGATCGCGCGGATGATCGTCTGATCGTTCTGGAACGCCGACCAGGTGACCGAGCTCGTATCGACGTACATGCCCTCGCGGCTCACGGCGAGCTCGAGCGACATCGAGTCGAGAATCATCGCCTCGTCCATCTCCACCAGGAACACGAACGAGCAATCGTCGTTCGCGCTCGTGGTGTCGTGGTAATTGATCGGGATCTGCGTGGTGCGCTTCACCGGGTAGGTGAGAAGCGTGCCCTTCGAGAGCTCCTCCCGGAAGACATACACGCCGAGGCTGTTCTGGACGTTGAAGAGGTAGTTGTACGAGCGCGGATTCATGAACCAGCAGCGGTTGCTGTCCGGCACGTTCGAGGTGTCGAGCTTGTTCACCAGGCCGCCGAGCTCTTGCGCCACCGTCGCGAGATTGTAGGTCTCATTCGAGGTGATGAAGTTGCCGCTCGAAGGGTTCGAGGTGAGAGGCGAGGCGCCATTGACCGCCGCGGTCGAGTTGCCAGTGGTGCTCCAATTGCCGAGCGTGCCGCCATTCGTTCCGACCCAGCGGTTGGCGAAGGAGAGGAAGCCCATCGGGGTCGCCTGCGTACCATCGCCGAGCAGGAACGCGAGATCCTCGCGAAGCGCGATGATCTTGACCAGGTCGTCGCGCACGAAGGCGTCCACCGCAGGATCGGCGTAGCGCATCATGTCGTTCGACACCGGGACGAGCGCCGTCAGCTTCTTGAAGCTCGCGACGATCTGCCCGAGGGTCTGCTGCGAGGCGGCGATCTGCTGGATCTCCGTGCCGTAGCTCGCAGTGCCCGGGGCGGTCTGCGAGGGCAGCGTCATGGTGCCGGAGGGCATCGGGATGACGCGCGGGTTGGAGGAGCGCACGACGGTCGCGGGGCGCAGGAGCTCGATGATCTCGTTCATGTAATCAGGCGGGATGATGAAGCCGCCCGATGCGCCTACCGAGGTCACAAGCGCCCGCACCATCTGCCCGCTCGGGCCGCGAATGAACTGCTGGCGCGGCTCGAAGGACATGGTGACCGAGTGCCGCTCGCCGAAGCGCTCGGCGGCGAGCTTGCGCGCGTACTCGGGGTTGCCTCCGGCGGCTGCGAACATCTTCATGGCAGCGACCGCGCGCAGTCCCTTGTTGGTCTTCAGGCCCCGGGCCTTGGCGACCTCCGCGCTCATGTAGGCATCATCGCCCATCTCGGCGTGCACCGAGCCCTCCTGGCCTGCGACCGCCTGGGCCGTCGCGGAGGCCGTTCGCTGCTGGGCCTCGATCTGCGGGATCTCCGCATCGATCGCGGTCACGCGACGCTCGAGCGTGTCGAACTCCGTCTGCTCCTCGGCAGTCAGGGCGTCCTTCGCGACGAGCGCCTCGAGGCGCGTAATCGCGGCTGCGCGCTCACGGCGCAGTTCGGTGATTGTCTTCATATGAAGAAGCTCCGCGCGCGGTGCGCGCATCGAGGTGCCTTGCCCAAGGGCGAAGATGAGGCGTGGCCCTGCCGGGAGCCGCGAAAAGGAGATCAGCCAGCGAGCTTGAGGAGTCGCACGCGCCGGCGACGCGCCTCCATGCTGCGGCCGCCCGATGAGCCGGTGCTGGTCGCCGTGCCGCCCGAGGTCTGGACCATGTCCGAGTCGGCATCCGGGGTCGTCGCGTTGTCCTCATCGCCCGGGATGTGATCGCCGCCCTCGGATTTGCCGACGGCGCGTTTGATCGATTCATGCGCCCCGCGCATGCAGCGCCCGACCGACTCGTGTGAGCCAGCGGCATCCTCGAGGCCGCCCTCGAGCTCATTGTGAGCGGCGCGCACCGCGCGATGGGCGCGCTCGACCTGACCATGAGCCTTGATCGCGCGCTCGAGATGCTCCGAGGCCTTCTCGGGTTCGCTCCGGGCCGATTCGAGCGCCTCGCCGAGCTCCTCGTGAGCCGCACGCGCCTTCTCGTGCGCCGAGCGCGCATCCTCGGCGTGCGCATCGATCGCATCGAGGTGGTTGCTCACCGCCTTGTGATGCACGGCCCCGCGCGCACAGTGCTGCAGGGCGTTCTCGAGGTGGCCCTGCACCTCCTTGGTCACCCGCGGGGCGCGCGCAACCGCGGCGGTGCCTACAGCGGCGGCGCTCGCCGCAGACCGGCCGTCATCGCCGTCGCCGTTCTTGTGCTTGCCCATGCCAGCTTTCTCCTCGTAGTGATCGATCACCTTTTGCGCCTCGGCCTTCACGCTCTCGGGGATGTCGGTGCCCGAGAGACGCGAGGCGGCGGCGCGGATTGCGCCCTTGGGGACCTGCAGCCGTCCATCGACGACGTGCGCGATCGGGAGCTTGTACGAGCCGCGCAATTTCGGCTTCGCCGAGTTGTAGGCGAGGAAGGCCTTGCGGGCCTTGCCGGCGTCGAAGTCATCGCCGCCCGCCCATGCAAACACCGAGGCCTCCGCCGCCGGGCCATCCCAGGAGTCCGAGTCCTGAATCGGAAGGGTGCGCGATGCGCCGCACTTCCAGCTATCGCCGCCGCCGTCTGCGCGCTGAGTCACGATCGCTCCTGTGTCGGCCGGAACGCCGACGAATGACATCTCGAGTAGATCGGCCTCCGTGATGTGGAGGCCGCCCCAGGGCTCCTTCGGATCGAGCGGCTCGAACTCCATCGGCATGAAGCCGATCGAGGCCGCGCGGATGACGCCTGCCTTGACCAGGCCCTTGATCTCATCGGCCCGCGCCGATACGCCCGCCGGCGGCCATTCGACCTCGACCTCGAGTCTGTCCCCGCCGTCGATCAGCGAGCAGGCGACCGGGCGCGCAACCGGAATCTGCGAGTCATGGTCGAAGAGGATCGCTGCGGTGCGCAGGAAGTTCGCGGTCTTCAGGCCCGAGGGTTCGAGCACGTGCCCGTCGCGGGCGAGTTCGTTGGTCGAGGCGATGACCTTGGTGCGATTCTCGGCGCTCTCCTTCGTCTCGACCGGCGTGACGGCGCGGATCTTTTTCCGTTCCATGCGGGTAGCTCCGCTCAGGCGGGCGGCGGCCCGTAGATGTAGGTCGCCTTCGAGGCGGCAACTAATGCCGCGGCTTCGGCGGCAAGGAGCTGCACCTGGGCGCCGCTCGAGATCACGCGCCCCGGAACGTCGAGATTGTTGAACGCGGCGCCGGTGTACTGCGGCCGGCTCGGATCGCCGGGATTCTGCGCGAGCGTGTAGTTCGCCGAGAGCTGCACGACCGCGACGGCCGAGGGCTCGATGCGCGACATGTCGGGGTTGATTGCCGTGCCGCCGGCGGTGCCGACGTTCTCGGTTCTCGGATTGAGTGCCATCGTTTCAGCCCTCCGGGGCGGTGTCATCGTCCGCATTGCCGCCGCTGCCGTTCGTCGGGACGCCGGGTTTCGGTCCCTGGCCTGCAGGCGGCCGGCCTGCCCCGTCCGGGGCGGTTCCGGTCATGTCGCTCCCGAGCGCGGCGAGATTGACGGGCGCGCGCACCTCATCGCCGCCATCGACCGGCGGCAACCGCTCCCCGTGTCGCCATTCATTCGGCGATATGAGGCCCGAGAGCACGCCGATGCGCCCGATGTTGTAGCGGGTCTGCGGATCGGCGCGAAGGAGCGGTGACTCATCGAAATCGACGCCCAGGCCTTCGGCCTCGAGGCCGAAGGTGCGCACAATCTTCTGCTCTAGCATGGTCAAGTCCGGGGCGACCGTCTCGTTCACGTAGCTCTGATCCTCCTGGATGATCGTCGAGCCGCGCGAGAGATCTGCCTGCATGAGCTTGCGGGTCGGCACGCCGAAGAAGCGCGCGATGTCCGCAACGCCCATCTGCTGCTGGTTGATGAACTGCAGGTCAACCGCATTGAGCGAGAGAGCTTTCCACTTCAGGCCCTCCTCGAGCACGGCGGTGCGCCCGGCGTTCTGGACGCCCGACTGGTACTCATCCCAGGAGGCCTTGAGCCGCGCCGCCGCCTCCTTCGAGAGCGTCTTGTCGGTCTCGAGGACGCCCG